GTAGATGTTCGTGAGCCTTTCAGCACACTCTATAGCAAGTATTGTTTCCCTGCTGAGTTATGGTCGTCAAGCAACCTTCGGTCAAGGTTGCCCCTGACGTCCCTGGGTTTGAACCCAGAATCCCCCAGGATCAACCCTGGGATCTGTCAAAACATGTTTTGACTACAAAGTCGTTTCCCGCGACTTCAATCCTGCGCGTGAAATTCCGCAGCAAGGGCACACACACGTGTGCCTGTTCCGATGACGAGAGTCATCGTGATTATTTCTCGTTCTCGAGAAATATTGTGGGCCCGAAGTTACGTTCGGGCTCGATTGTTCCCAACATCAAAGTGTGTTGGAACGCTGAAAACATTTGGGAGTGTAAACTCCCAACTGTATTGACTGGTCTATCCAAACGGGTAGACTTTGACGCGCTGCCATCTATATGGCACGCTCAAAAGGTCCTTTACGAAGGGACCTATTGGTTCAGACGCTTGATTGCGCCTGATTCAAACGGCAATAAAGGCCGTAATGGTGTAGCAGTCTTGAGACGGCTCGCCGGACTCCCGAGTTACTCGGGAAAGGAACGAGTTGATCAACTCGTTAAGATGAAGATTTCAAAGTCTTCAATTCACCGTCTGAGGTCCATCCTCGCGACTGTTGATGGACTAGTTATGCAACTAGTCCTATGCTTCCCCATGTCTGGGGATTATCTGTCTTGGGACAGAATTGATCAGATTATACACTGTATGATCTGCAATTTGCTTCCTGATTACTTCAGGGAGAGAAACTCCGATTTAACTCGGATGTCGGTCTTTGAAAAGATCAAGAGATTGCGTAAAGCAATCAAGTACGAAGGCTTCCGTCCCAACGGAAACCTTTCATCCATTGACGTCCCGCGAGAGATGTCATTCTTCAAAGTCCTTCTGGACTTCATCAATGAACGGAAAACTCCGTTCAGTATGTTCCAAGTTTCGACACTTGGGCAAACCAGGGCAGCGGGGGTACCACCGCAGTCTGTATACTTCAAGACACTCTTGAAGATTAAGGCGATTCTTCAAGAACCGCCGAACGACGAGGTTTATAACCTTGTCGAATCGCATCTGAAACTAGGTGCTGATCTCCTTCACATTTCTGTGATGGATTCAATTGGATCTGAATCCAATACTGAGCGATTTTATCGCTCTTGCCTTGATAAGGCAAAGATATCGCTAAGCGATAGTGGCGAGTTCTTCACGAACTCTGAGTCCGGCGGTAAGCTGGAAGCATGTCGGAAGGTCTTGAATGACCATCCGGTAATACCCGAGATCAATCTCGAGAACGGTCAACTGACCGGGAACCTATTGGATCGAACCAATAGCAATGTGGGAGAGATGATTTTCCACTGGGCCTGTGGCGAATTTCGCGACAGGAATCGCTGCTATGAGAAGAATCTCATGTCAGTCAGAATTTCCCTGGTTGCAGAACTAGGGAAGTATCGTGGCATAACTGTGTCACACCTTGCACATGCAGTTTTACTCCATGTGCTTTCGCATGTACTTTTGGAGTACATACGTGTAATTCCGTCATCGGAATCAGGGGTTGGCGCCGCCAACCATGCTTGGAATTTCTTCAAGCGTCTCTCGCATAAGAACCCTTCTGCGAACTTCCTCTTTGGCGACAAAGAGGTATACTTGTTCTCCACTGATTGGGAACAAGCCACCGACTTTTGTGATCACAAAGTCGCTCAAGTCCTGATAAACAGGATGTGTTTCAATTTGGGCATCCCAAATTGGTATCGGCAAACGTGTGTGTTTGCTCTTTGCGCTCCACGTCAAGTGGAGTTCATGAACGAGGATAAGATCCTCGATTGTTTCTTCACTACTCGTGGAGAATTGATGGGTGACCCTGTTGTCAAGGTCATCCTACACTGCTACCATCTGGTAGCACGTCTTGCAGCAATGCAAGAAGTCCGCTTAAGCGGATAGCGGGGTAAACCCGCACTCGCTATAGCGAGCCAGGCCTCAACCCAGGTCAGAATCTCTCCGAAGAGAGAGACACCCTAGGCCGCAAGGCCAAGCTCTAACGAG